ATGCCTATCACTGGCGACAGCGTCAGTTCTCAAAATGGTCAAGGATTTAACATCTTTGATATCAATTATCAGCTTCGCCTCAATGACTTCTACAGTTTAACTGCATCGAGTTACACTTACTATTACATCGCTCGCACGCATCTTGCGATGCTTGATATGATCGTGACTGGAGAAGTTCCATTTAGATATAACAAAACTGTGAATCGCGTGACAATCTACATGGACTGGAATGCAAGATTATCTGAGAATGATTATATTGTGATGCAAGCACAAAGAATTATCGATCCGACAGTTTATACAAAAATTTATAATGATTCTTGGGTAAAAGAATATACAGCTGCACTCTTCAAGAAACAATGGGGTGCAAATTTAAGTAAGTATGCAAACTATGCACTTCCTGGTGGTTTGGTCGTCAATGGAGAAGCAATTCTCAGAGATGCAACACAAGAAGTTGAATTGCTCGAGCAGAAACTTCGAGACATTTATGAATATCCACCAATGATGATTGTGGGATAAAAATGGGCACATCAGTATACTTTAACAATCAAGATGCAACTCGTGAGCAGTTCCTCATTGAGGACATGATCATTGAGTCAATTAAGAATCATGGAATTGATGTTTACTACATTCCAAGAGAATCTCAATCTGAACTTGATGATCTATTTGGCGATGATCCAGTCAAATCGTTCTCAACAGCCTACTCACTAGAAATGTATCTCGAATCATTTCAAGACTTCGAAGGCAATCAAGAATTTTTCTCTAAGTTTGGTTTGCAAATTCAAAAGGAAGCTCGAGTTGCTGTGGCTCGTAGAACATTTGAAAGAAATGTTCCAACCGCAGTTCGCAATGTCCCAAAAGAAGGTGATTTGATTTATCTTCGTGTTCAAAAGAAGTTACTTGAAATCAGATTTGTTGAAGAAGAAAAAAACTTCTTCCAAGCAGGTAAACAAGCACCGTATATGTACGGACTAAATCTCGAAGTCTTTAGATATAATGGCGAACGACTTACAACTGGAATTGAAGAAATTGACAACGTTGCAGACAGTCGCGCCTTCGGTATTGAGTATACAATGCAGGCAGGTGGATTTGGAACTTATCTTGAGCACGAGATTGTTTATCAAGGACTCACTCTTGAAACAGCAACTGCGAAAGCGTATGTTTCAAGTTGGGATCGTCCAACTGGAAAGTTAACTCTTAGAAATATCAAAGGATCATTTGCTGCAAACTCAATTGTAAGAAGCACTGCATCAGGCGCAGCTTGGTTTCTTGCAAGTGGAAATCCACAAGAGAACAAACCAGATCTGTTTGATAACAACGTTCTCATTGAAACAGAAGCAGATAACATTCTTGATTGGACTGAAACAAATCCATTTGGAACTACAGACGAGAATTTCTGATGTTATCAAATCAACATTTTTATCACAGAATTACTCGTAAAATGGTTGTTGCATTCGGCACAATGTTCAACAATCTAAGATTACATCGTTATAATTTAGCAGGTACAACTGAAATTGAAAGAATTACAGTGCCGTTAAATTATGTCACTAAAGAAAAGTTTTATCAACGTATTACACAAGATCCAAAACTTGAAAAAGAAGTTCAAATTACGTTGCCTAGAATGTCATTCGAATTGAGTTCTATTGCATATGATCCGTCTCGTAAGATTTCTCCATACATTAGACAATTTGGTGCATTAGATAGCACGTCGCTTAAAACTGTTACGATGGCACCATACAATTTTAACTTTCAATTGTACATCTATGTTCGCAATACAGAAGATGGAACGCAATTGATTGAACAAATTCTACCATATTTTAATCCTGATTACACAATGACATTAAATTTGGTAGACATTGGCAATCCAGTAGACGTTCCACTAATACTTCAAAGTGTTGATTACAATGCTAGTGGCTCTGATGGTCCACCACAAGAGTTAAGAATATTACAATGGAATCTTGGATTTCAAATGCGCGGATATTTGTATGGACCAGAAAGTAACGTGAAAGTTATTCGCCAATCAACAGCAAATACATTCCAATTTAATACAAGCAATACAGGTCCACAAGCATTCTTAATGTCAAGTGGAACTGGAGATTATCAAGCAGGTGAGTTGGTTTATCAAGGAAGAAATGTTGACGGTGCATCTGCCAGTGGATTTGTCTCTTCATGGGATACTGTCGCAAATACATTGATTGTGAATGATATTTCTGGATCATTTGATGTGAATACAAGAGTAACTGGAGCTGTAACAAATACATCATATGTCTTATCAAGTTATAGATCTGCTGCAGATTATCAGTTAAATAGCATTACAGTCACACCAGACCCAAACACCGCAAATGCAAATACTGCATTTGGATTTGACATAGCAATAGAAAGTGCACCTAACATTTCATAATTTATGAGCGAAACAGATAAAAACCTAGCAGAAATTCTAAACACTGATTATGTACCTGTTGTAAAAGAAGACAAGCCCATAACAGTTCATCAAGATTCTTCTGAAAATCCAGACGCGAATTATTCTCGTGCAAATTATTACAACCTCATTGAAAAAGGCAACGAAGCCCTTGACGGTATTCTTGAAGTTGCTCGAGAATCACAACACCCAAGAGCATATGAAGTTGCTGCAAATATGATCAAGAATCTCTCTGATGTCACAGAGAAACTCATGATTCTTCAGAAACAACAACATGATTTAAAACCAAAAGAAGCAACACAAACAAATATTAATGTTGATAAAGCAGTTTTTGTTGGATCTACAACTGAGTTGCTAAAGAAATTAAAGAATGAATCTGCCAGCTAAAATTAAAAATTATCTTGGTAATCCCAATTTAAAACGAGTCAATATGCCAGTATCACTTACGGAGGATGAAGTCCGTGAGTTTTTGCGTTGCTCAGAAGATCCGATTTATTTTATCGAGCGTTATGTGAAGATCATTACACTTGATAAAGGTTTTGTGAATATCTCATTGTATCCGTTTCAGAAAGAAGCCATTGCAGATATTAACGAAAATCGTCGTGTAATATTAAAAGCAGGACGTCAGCTTGGCAAAACAACCATGGTTGTTGGATATATTCTTTGGTACATCTTGTTCAATCAAGATAAACTTGTCGCAATTCTAGCAAACAAAGCACCAACAGCGCGTGAAATTTTAAGTCGCATCAAGATTGCATATGAAGCATTACCACTTTGGATTCAACAAGGCGTTAAAGTTTGGAACAAGGGTGACATTGAACTTGAGAATAACTGCCGTGTGATGGCAACGTCTACTGCCTCAAGCGCAATTCGTGGTTACTCTATTTCGCTTCTATATCTTGACGAATTTGCATTCGTTCCAAGTAACATTGCTGAAGAATTCTTCACCTCTGTATATCCTACGATTTCTTCTGGTCAGTCCTCTAAGATTCTAATCTCTTCAACTCCGAATGGAATGAATCACTTTTATAAAATGTGGACAGAAGCAACAGAAGGTCACAATGGGTTCATGCATATTGAAGCCAATTGGAGACAGGTTCCAGGTCGAGATCAAAGATGGGCGGATGAGCAGCGGCGAGTTCTTGGTGATCAAAAATACTATCAAGAAGTTGAATGCGAATTTATGGGTTCTTCTGGAACTCTTATCTCAGCAGCAGGGCTTAAAAGTCTTGCATTTGTGACACCATTAAGCAAAACAGAAAGCGGAATTTCGATTTATCATCAACCAGTAACTGAAAGAAATTACATCATTGTGGCTGATACATCTCGAGGTAAGGGTTTAGACTACTCGGCTTTCGTTGTGGTAGATATATCGAAGATTCCATATACTCTGGTCGCGACCTATAAAGATAATAACATCAGCCCTCTTGTTTATCCGAGTATTATTAAAAGAATGGCTGAGTATTATAACGGTGCCTATGTTCTCGTCGAAATCAACGATAATGGACAGCAGGTTGTCGACTCTTTATTCGAAGATTATGAGTATGAAAACATTCTTTCGACGGTCGAAATTAAAAATAGAATGAGTCTTACATGGGGATATGGTAAGAAGTCTGATCGAGGTATTCGAACAACTAAATCCGTTAAACGTCTCGGATGCTCGGTTCTAAAAAATCTAATTGAATCTCAACAAATTTTGATTCAAGATTTCGAAACAATCTCGGAGTTATCGACTTTTATTGCTCGAGGAACAAGTTTCGAGGCTGAAGAAGGAAGTCATGATGATCTGGTGATGTGTTTGGTCTTATTCTCTTGGTGTACAAGTCAAAACTTCTTCTCCGAACTCAGCGACACAAATATTAAGAAGCATCTCCACGAAGAACAGATGCGACAAATCGAAAATGAGATGCTTCCGCTACCTTTGACGAATGTCGCCGACGAGAAAAGCGATTCTTTTGTACACGATGGAGCTGTTTGGAACATTGTTCAGAACGAAAAATGGGGTGTTCATTAAAATTCTACAAATCCTCTTTTTACTAAATAATTTCGTAGATTTTCTTAATTCTCCATGCATAGGAGCATAAACATGGCTTTTCAATTATCTCCTGGTGTTGTTACTTCTGAAATTGACTTAACAACCGTCGTTCCATCAACTGGAACAACAACTGGCGCCTTCGCAGGAATTTTTCAATGGGGTCCAGCCGAGATTGCAAGACAGGTTGAAAATGAAGTTCGACTTGTAGAAGTTTTTGGTAAACCAGACAACAATACCGCAGTTTCATTCTTTACTTGTGCAAACTTTTTGACCTATGGCAACGACCTTCGTGTTGTTCGCGCAGTAAACGGCTCAAATACAAGAACTGCAACATCATCAGGAAACACTTCATTCTTGATCAAGAACGAAGATGAATATTTCACATCTTACTATTCTTCAAACACCGCAAATTCTGGCGCATGGGCAGCAAGATACGCTGGTGCACTCGGCAACTCTCTTAAGGTTAGCGTTTGGGCAAACACTGACGCAACTGCATTCAACTCTTGGACATATAAGAACTATTTCGATTCTGCTCCAGGCACCTCAGCATTCGTGTCAAACGTAAGCGGTGCGAATGACGAATTGCATATCGTAGTTGTCGATGAAGACGGATTATTCACAGGAACCTCAGGTACGGTTCTAGAAACCTATCCATTCCTATCAAAAGCATCTGATGCAAAAGATAGCGTCGGCAATTCAAATTATTACAAAGATGTTCTTTGGAGAAAGTCAAAGTACGTCTACTGGATGGATCATCCAGACGCAGCAAACACCTCAGCAACTTGGGGTACTGTTTCTGCTAGCAAGACATTTGCTCAACTCGCTAACGTCACAGCAATTCACACTGTGTCACTCAGCGGTGGTGCTGATGGATTCCCAGTAGCAGCAAATGTTCAAACAGGATATAGCAAGTTTATCGACTCTGATCAGATCGATGTATCGCTTGTTATGACTGGAGACGCAAATGCTCAAGTCCAGCTCTATGCAATCAACAGCGTTGCTGAAGTTCGGAAGGACTGCGTTGTATTCGTATCACCAACTCTTGCTAATGTAACATCGTCAACACCAACTGACGACGTTGTCAACTATCGTAAGAATGCTCTTTCAAACGTCAGCTCTTCATACGCAGTGATGGATAGCGGTTGGAAATATCAATACGACAAGTACAACGACAAGTATCGTTGGATTCCACTTAATGGTGACGTTGCTGGTCTCTGTGTTCGCACAGACCTTGAAAGAGATGCATGGTATTCACCAGCTGGCGCATCACGTGGTCAAATCAAGAACGTAATTAAACTTGCATATTATCCAGTGAAGACCGACAGAGATACGCTCTATAAGAACGGCGTCAATCCTGTTGTATCGTTTGCTGGTGAGGGTACTCTACTATTCGGCGATAAGACATTGCTATCGAAGCCAAGTGCATTTGATCGCATCAATGTTCGCAGATTGTTTATTACTCTCGAGAAAGCAATTGCACGTGCTGCGAAGGCACAACTCTTCGAATTTAACGACGAGTTTACAAGATCGCAGTTCGTATCAATTGTTGAACCATTTTTGAGAACGGTGAAGGGTCGTCGTGGAATCACAGACTTCAAGGTTGTCTGTAACTCAACAAACAATACATCGGATGTGATTGATCGCAATGAGTTTATTGGTGACATTTATGTTAAGCCAAATCGTAGCATCAATTTCATTCAACTAAACTTTGTTGCAGTTCGCAGTGGTGTGTCGTTTGATGAAGTCGTTGGTAGATTCTAATAAATAATCTAAAGTCAGGAGAACGCAATGCCTTTCAATATTACAGACTTTAAAGGAAATTTTCCTTTCGACGGCGCACGCCCAAATCTGTTTGAAGTCAATATTCCAGTCTTTGATCAAAAACTTACTTTTACTGCAAAAACTGCACAGCTTCCAGGCTCAACAGTAGGAACGATTGAAATTCCTTATTTTGGTAGAACTGTAAAGGTTGCTGGAAACAGAACATTCCCTGAATGGAGTGTAACAGTGATCAATGATGAAGACTTTGTTATTCGCAATCAGTTGGAAGAATGGATGGCAAGAATTAACGGTCACGAAAGTAATCTTGCTGAAGCATTCTATAGCCAATATACATTTGATGCTGAAGTTTATCAGTATGGTAAACAAGGAAACATTATCAAGTCATATACTTTCATTGATATGTTCCCAACAGATATTTCACCAATCGATGTCAGCTGGGATGCAAATGATGCAATCGAAGAATACGCAGTAACGTTCCAATATCAGTATTGGAATTCTGCAGAAGTCTTTGTTGGATAATTGAATCAAATATGAGCAGCCTTAATGACCTTTTAAGGAAGATCAATAATATCACGCGTGGTGTGAATAACATCACAAGAATAGCGTCGAGTTTTAATGCTAGCACTCGCGCTGTTCGAACTTTGAGAGATCAATTTCGTGGCAAGAAAAATCCGCGACCATCATCGCAGTTCACTGGATCAACATCAAATCCACAAGCCAAACCTCTCGGTCTCACACCTGTGAGTAAACCAGCTGGTGGAAGAAATACGAATGCTCGACCAGTGAGACCTGCTGCACCAGCAAAATTTGGGTCTAAGATCAGATAATTTTTTATGTTTAATTGATTTTGTTATAATCGGAGTAAAATATGGCAGGTATTAATTTATTTGGCTTTGAACTTGTACGCAAAAAGCCAGAAACAGATATTCAACCACAAATCACTGCACCTATTGCTGACGACGGTGCTATTGAAGTCAGCGCAGGTGGGTATTTTGGTACATATCTAGACCTTGAAGCCAGTTTTAAGAATGAAGCTGACCTTGTTTCTCGCTATCGAGAAATGTCACTCCAACCAGAACTCGAATCTGCAATCGATGAAATTGTGAA